GTTTTAACGCGGCTAGTTAAAATTCCGCTTTTAAAATTTTTTACCCTCGAGTTTTAGGCCTTACAGCCTAAAACTCGCTCAGTGTTTGATACACCGCCATCCTTGGCGGAAGGTTTGAGAAGATCAGGAATAAAAGAAATGTTAATTACGAATTTTGCAGGCGGAGAGGTGAGTAAAAACCTTTACGGGCGTATTGATTTACCGCTGTACCAGAAAAGTGTCTCACGGCTTGAAAATTTTACTATTCTAACGCAAGGCGGTATTACCCGCCGAAGTGGAACAAAGCGCATCGGAAAGCTAAAAGGAAAAGCGCGGCTTATTCCTTTTATCGTTAATACAAATCTTTTCTTTCTTTTTGAATTTGGTGCGGAGTATATCAGGATATGGAAAAACGGAGCGCTTTTAACCCATAGCGGTTACCCCATTGAGTTTTTACCTACGCCTGATTTACCGCTTTATAAGAGCGCAGAACTTGAGGCTATCCAGTATGTGCAAACCTATGACCGACTCTACCTTACCCACCGGCACTATCGGCCGTATGTTATTACATGGCAAGGGGGAACGAGCTTTACCCTTGGTACGCTCAACATTACCGGTAATGCCCACAAAGTGCCGTTTCAAGCGCCTGATGAATATCCTTCCTGCGTCGCCCTTTTTTCAGGCCGTCTTTTTTTAGCAAGTACAATAAAAGAGCCGCAAAAGATATGGGCAAGCAAGGTTTTTGATTATGGAAACTTTACCTACTTTGATACGGTTGTATCTTCATCTACTCAATTGAAAAAACCTGATTTACGGGTATTCAGTGCAAAAGCTACAAAGGGGAGCGCAACACTTACCGCAGTAACGAAAGATTTTACCGGTATCACGAATATTACCGATTACTATGTCTCCGGGCACAAGGGTGTAATGAAGGGAACAAAGGTTGCATCCGTTACAAGCGATACGATGACGCTTACTAATGCGGTAACGGAAGATAAAGAGGATATCGTTCTTTCTATTCATCTTTGGAAGAATCCTGAAAGCCCCGCAAGTGAAGATTATCAGCAAATAGAAAAAATTAACAATGTCACAAGTCCCGCCCATGCGTTTTATCTGGAAATTGCCAGTGATAAAAATGATGCGATTAAATGGCTTGCCTGTGCGAAAGATTTAATTGTCGGAACTGAATGCTCCGAATGGGTGATCCCCGAAGGAGTGAACGCGCAGCAGGTGCAAGTGCAGCTTCAGAGCCGGTATGGGGTTTCTGATACACAAGCCGCGCTTATCGGGCGAACCGTACTTTATATCGGGCAAGGCGGGCACACGGTGAGGGATTATAGCTTTGATTTTCAAGAGCGGACGTATAAATCAATTGATGTAACACAGGCGGCAAATCACCTTTTAGCCGAAAGCGCGGCCGTTGATTTTGACTATACCAATACGGCAAGCCCGCGCATTTTTGTAAACCGTGAAGATGGCACGGTCTGCGTATTACTGTATGACAAAGATATCGGATGCGCCGCATGGAGCCGGATTATTCTTAAAAATGGAAAGGTTACTAATATCGCAACAATACCGGGAGAGGGCGGCTATGATGAATTATACCTGTCAGTTGAAAGAGCGGGCGTCTACTATTTGGAATGCCTTACGGAAGAAAAGACAAGCGGAGACGCCGTCTACCTTGATTCATATCGTGAATACACACGCGAGACGAGCGAGGCTGAATACCGAATGGCAAGCGTTTATGTCAGAGAAAATAGAAAGCTTTTTCCGTTAGAGGCGCTGCCAGAGAAGTACAAAGATTTTTCTAAAGAAATGTATATCGGCTATCCGTATGAGTCGATAGTAGAGAGCTTACCGGTGATCAATTCGAGTGAAAACAATAAAAAGCGGATTGTAAGCCTTTCCGTTCGCTTTTTAGATTCGTATTTGCCGCTTGTTTCGCAAACGGATACGCCGGAGCAAACGATTTACAAAGAAGAGCCATTTACGGGAGTAGAGAAAGTGCCGATACAAGGCGGCTTTGAACGTGATGTATTTTTTAAGCTGCGGGCGGAAAAGTGCGAGCGCTGCACGATTTTAGCCGTGAACGCGGAACTTGCGTAAGAGAGGGGAATAAAAGAATGCTTGCTTTGGGGATATTAGGTGGTATATTCGGTGTGTTAGGCATGGGTTTTAGTATTTTTCAAGGGATACAGCGCTCACGAGAAGCGCAAGAGGAAATCGATGCGCAAAAAGAGCAGGAGCGGGTAACACGGGAAGCGCGGATAAAAGAACAGCGGGAAAGTACTAACCGAGGGATCGATTACGCGGTACAGGCTTTTAAAAACGAACAACAAGATGCGTTCCGTAAAGCTGATGATATATGGCACCAAGGTGAACGTATCGATATGCGTTCTGACCTTAACGAAACACTGACCGGTCGCGCATTTAACTTAGCAATGCAAAAAAACAACATGGAAGATGAAAGCCTCTTGCTACAGCAACAACGCGGAAAGCAAAACTTTTTAAACCGGCAAGGAGCGCAACAAACTGCGCTCGGTATGAGCGGGGCACGACACGGAGCAAATAGCGCCGAACAGCTTTTGACGCAAAACGAAGAAAACTTCAATCAAGACCTCGACCTTATGAACCGCCAAAGGGAGAATCAAAAGGACATTAATTTGATGCAGGCGTTTACTAATCTTAAAAGAGGCATGTTCGGCATTGACGAGGAGCGGGATCAGGCGAATAAAGCGTTTAGAGATTCTAAGCAGCTACGCGATGACTATACCGGGGAAATTGTTAACGAAGATTTTAGCGAACAAAAAGAGGCTATCCGTAAAGAGTACAAGGCTAAAAGGGATGCAATTATAAAGGCATATCATAAAGAATATGATTTTGGAAATCCTAATACAATTGATGAGAAGCTGAACAACCCACTTGCAAAACTGGAAGCAGAAGAAAAACAAAAGATAAAAGTACTTGAAGATACCGCTCGTCAAAAGAGTAATACCGGCGGGCGGGTTGTCAATTTGTTTAATAAAAAAATTTACAATGCGCGTGCTGATTTAAATGGAAATATTGACTTACAGAATTTAGACGGCGGCTTTAAGCAAGCGGCACTGGATAGAGCATGGCGTCGAGCAGACTATACCCTTATGGATGGGCTTACGAATGCGTTTCAAGGATTTTCTTCCGGGTGGAATATGGGAAGTGGTGTTAGTAATTTTTTGAATAACTGGGGAAACGCGGGAGGCGGAGCGAGCGGCGTAGGATTTGGGGATTCTGCGGTAAAGGCAGCGCAGTCGGGACGTGGAGTGTTTGGGACTTACGCGACGGGAGCCGTAAATAGTACCGGAAAAATCGGCAGACTAACGGAACTAGACCTTTTTTCTGATTTTACGAGAAGTAATGCGTTAAGCGCGCGGCGGTATAAAGACCCGTTCGGCTACATGTTTGGTTAAAAGGGAGAGAGAAAAAGAGTATGGGACAGTACGGTATTTTTGATGCGTTCCAAGCGGCGGCCGGAGCGACGCAAACGGTTTTAGGTGAGCTTGATAGGCAAAACAGATTAAAGGCGGAACTGGAAGTGCAGGATGCCGCATTGAAAGACAGGGAAGCGTTTGATCAATTTATGCTTGACCTTGAAAATAGTAACGATTGGGAAAACTACGAAAAGAGGTGGAATGATTATAAAGTAGCCGTCCATAACAATACGGCACAAGGACTTTCAAGCCCGTTTGCGCGGCGGGTGTACGATACCCATTATAAAAATGCGGAGATGGAACAGCGGCTTCTTGTCAAACGCGTTGCGCAGCAAAAGATGCGCGCGCAGGATTTTACGAAAGGCTTTGACTATATCAATAACGTTATTACCAGCCGCTCGTTTGCAGATATGGAAGCAGTGGGAGAGGACGGAAACACCTACACCAAAAGCGCGACACAACAAAAAAAAGAACTCATCGACCAGAAACTATATACGATGCATGAGGCGGGGCTTTTAAGCTATGAACAGTTTAATCAAGGTTTGCGCGATTCGTATGCAAGCCTTATGAAGCATGAAATGGTAACGGCCGGTAAGCAAAGCGTTGATGAGGGAAAAAGCATTGAAGAGGTAACCTCTACCATACAGGATTATAAAAATGAGTTTGTAACAGTGGCAGGCGGGCGCGTGAGTGAAGAAGCGGTAAAGGATGCGGCACGGGAAGAAATTGAAAATTATTTTTATAAACAACAGGCAATACGGTATAAGAACGGTGAGCAAGGAGCAAGCCAGATATACCGCAAGATGAGTGACGCACTTGCTAAAGGCGACTGGGATGGAGCATATAGCGCAGCAGATGAAGGGCGAAAATACTTACAAGATTGGGACGGGAAATATAGCGGTGATGGCTTTGATGCGAATGTGCGGGATGAGTATTCGGATAAGTTTATGTTAAAAGATGATGTAGCGATTGCAGGAAAATACGGCGGACTTGCGCGGATGGAAGTTAAGGATGAAAAGAACTACTGGCTATTTTTCGAAAAGCACGAAGATATCATAGATGAAAAAACCGGAACAAAAAGAAAACCCATGCATTCAGAGGTTATAAACTACATACTCACAGATGCCCTACAAGCAAAGATTAAAATTTTAGGGCCGGAGAAAGCGATGGCTAAGACCTATGAATTATTAGCCGCGTTAGATGAAGCAATCTACAAGCCTCCATTTTGCAATGAAGGGGTTGCTGCGAGTGTTAAGGGCGTCGATAGCGCAGTAAAGACACTGTTTGAACAAAGAAAAGACTTTAAAACACCGGAAGGACAAGGCCTTTATCTCCGCGCTTTGGGTGAAATAAAGGGGCAAGAACATGACTATATTGCAAGAACGCCGGTAAATGAGCAGACACCGCAATCCGTTCAAGATATTTTGGTTGCGGGGTTATTACGGATAAACGGTGGCACTGAAATCGGATCGTATATAGTGGACAACGAGAGAAAACAGATGCAGGATGCCGCTCGGACGGCTGATTCCGTTGCGATGAATCAGAACACAAGCGTTTACGGAGATAATTTAGTCCCCCCAGAGATACTGAAAGAAAGGGAAGAACTCCGCAATGTTGCGGTAGAAAGCGTTAAAAAGATTGAAAACCTAACGAGTAACGATGCCGTCCTTGAAAAGTATCACATTGATGTTTTGGAAGATGGCAGAGTCGTTGCAAAGGATAGGAAAACCGGAGACTTCGTACACGTATTCGGTAAGATTGTAAACGAATACGGCGAAGAAGAATACCGCCGGTTTGAACCCAAAAAGCAGGCGGACGGTACGTACACGTATACCGCCGATACCAAGCGGGCAAGTGAAATTCAAAAAGAAAAACAGAAGGAAGAAAACAAAACCCACGACTTTATCCGTGATATGAATACGCTCGGCATCCGTGAATCTGAATATTCAACTAAACAAGAGAAAGCAAGCGAAACATTTATGGACTTTGCTGAAAAAATTCCTGCACAGGATAGAGCGCTTTTTACAACGATACGGGACAGCTACGACGCGCGGGATGACTTTAAAACCGGTGGCGTCAGTAACGCCGCGCAAGAAAAGCGCATTATCGACACCTTCAAAGAAGGAGCGCAGAAGTTGCACGATTTTGAAAAGAACGGGAAAGCCCAGATTCCTTCAAATATTAAAAACGGCTTTTTTGCCGTGTATGATCACCTTGAAAATGAGTATCAAAAAGTAAGCTTTATTGACGCATACGAATACGCACGGGAACACTCAGGCAGAGGCGGCACATCGCTTGCCGCTATGATAGAAAAATATAGCGCCTTGCAAAAAGAACGGCACCTTGGCGGAGAGAATTTACTTGATAAGCCCTTGTATAAGAGATTAAAAAAAGAAGGAAGGTAAGTACATGAGCGATGTCGCATTATTAGACGATTTAGAATATGAGCACACCTCGTATGACAGACGCGGAAGAACCCGCTACTACCGGCGAAACCCTGCCAATTTTTTTGACGCGCAAAGTGCCGCCGAAGCCAAGCAGCCCGATTTTGATTTTTTAAATTTAAGCGTTGAACATATTGCAGAGACGATTCAAAGGCGGCGGAAGGAAAAGGAAGAGTACAAAGAAAAGTATTTAGTCAATTTAACCGAGCAGCAGCATGATGTCTTGAACATGATGCTTGAAAAAGCGGAGAAACCGGAAGAAAAAATCTATGAGTTTGCCACGGCGATTAAATACGCCGAACAATTTAACTTGCCGCTTGATTTTGCCTACCAAAATCTTGAAGCCATTAACCGGCAGTGGCTTGGAAGCGGCATCGCACCGAGCAAGGGGAATTTTAAAGCAGTCGTTGATAGCTTTTCTATCGGGGGCAATGTTTTAAAAATGGGACGCTTGGGCAATGCGCTCATGAATGCAGAAAAAAGCGGCAATAAACGGGAGATTGCCTACGCATTACAGGATTTACAAAGATTAGAAGATGAAAACGCCTCGCTACAGGATTCGATGCCGCGCGGTTGGGTGGTGAATTTACTTAAAAGCGGAGCGCAGGCCCTGCCCTTTCAAGCGGCAACCGCTGTCCCTTCTTTGATTGCAAGCCTTTTAGGAAGCCCGCTTCTGGGGAGCATAACGAGCTTTGCTATTTCAGGGAGCACAACAACCGGATCGGAATACTGGGAACTCCGCAAGGCAGGGGTAAAGCCTGATCTTGCCAGAAATATCGCTTATGCCTCCGGGGCGTTACAGGGCGCTATAGAAACTTCTTTAGGCACGGTCGCAGGTATTACCGGTAAGGGTCTTGGAGCGGATAAAATTGCCAGCAAGGTTATCACACGCCTTAATGCTAAGGGTGCCTTTGGAAAGCTGGCTAAAGGATTTATGTTTTACGGTGCTAACCTTTTAAGCGAAGGAAGTGAAGAAGCATTACAAGAATTGGTAAGCGCCGGAGGGAAAGAGCTTGCCGCAGTCTTGCAGGGTGAAGGGGTAGAAACCGACGATGCGCAAACGATTGCACGGAACGTGTGGGAAAGCTTTAAAGGCGGCGTTGCAGCCTCTATTGTTTTAGGTATTCCCGGAGCGATACAATACACGAAGGCGGACATAAAAGAAGCGGGAAACTTAAAAAAAGCGGCGATTACCACCCCATCGGAAGAAGTCTTTGTCAATGAGCATAAAAACAGCCCCGCTTTTGAAGGGATGACAGAAAGCGACACGAAAGAGGCGCTCCATACGATTTTTGAAGCGCAACAGCACGAGCGCGAGAGGTTCCAAAACAGTAAGGCCAAAAGCTATGAAGAATGGTTAGCCCCCGACGCACGCATCGAAGGGGAGACAGTGCGGGATAAAGACGGGCGGGTAGTCTACGAAACCGATGCGGAAGGAAAGCCTCTCTATGAAGAGACGGAAGCAGGCTTACAGAAAAAAGAAAAGAAGTACGGGAAAGCGGCGGATGTCGTTCGTGCCGGTGAACGCCTTTATTTAAGCGAAGGATACCGGCACGAGCGGAAAGGTGGCCGCATTGACGGGGAATACATTGTCGGAAATCCCACCGAGCAGACCGAGTATAACGATTACGGGCATATCTATTATTCATTTGACAAGCAGAAGAACACGGTAACGATTAACGAGGTTCGGATGCAAAGCGATGCGTACGAATCTATTATAAAAGAGTTTGTGCGGGATTTCGGCGAAAAGTTTACCGGGGCGGAGATTGTCTGGGAGCCGAAAGGAGAAGCACTCCAAAAGATTAAAGCGGAACTGATTGCAGAAAACCCGCGCGGAGAAAAAGGAGGTTTGCAGTATTTTAGTGATGAAACGGAAGAAGCAGACAGCCGCGCAGCGATAAAGCTTAACGAGCGGTTAAAAGAGACGATGCCGAATCTGGACAACATTGAACGAAACGTCCTTATAAAAGTTTTTAATGCGTTAGCACAGGGAAAAGGGGTAGATACCGAAGAATATTTAAAAACTCACTATGCCGATGAAATTTTTACCAATACACCACCGGTCGATATGAGCCGTATTGCAGCACAGGAAGGGATAAACACTAAAGAGATAAAAGGTGCCATCGAATTTAAAGAGCTTTCAGGGTATGTTAAACGGCTTATCTATGTCAGTGAAAAGGCTGATTTTAGTACGGTAGTCCATGAAGTAGCGCACGGAGCGCGGGTGTCGCTTGAGGGGGAGCTTTTACAGAAAGCCGAGAGAGCTTTTGGCGTTGAGGACGGCAAATGGACGAGAAGCCAAGACGAAGCGTTTGCACGCAGCTTTGAACAGTACCTGCGCGAAGGAAAAGCGCCGAATACGGAATTGCAATCGGTGTTTCAAAAGGCAGCGGAGTTTTTAGCCCGTATCTATAAAAGTTTAAAAGAGATTATCCACATAAACGACGATGTGCGCGCCGTCTTTGATGAACTTTTAACCGGAGAAAAAAGCGTATTACGGGAAGCAGAACAGAACGCGCAGCGAACAGAACAACGCAACCGCAGCAGCATAAAAGAGTTCGGTCAAAATTATACGGATTATTATCACAAGGGAATAGAAGCCCTTGAAAAGGTTTTACAGGAAAAGAAAGGGCAAGTTGTTGGCGCCTTTACCCGAGCAGACATCGGAGATATTGACGTCGTTTGGGGTAATGAGAAGATAGGACTTCAAAAGATAATCGCAAAGCACTTAAACGATTTTGAACCGTTCGGAGCTGGTGAACAAGGCGTTGTTTACGGTATCGGGGAAATCGTAGATAAAGGGACTTTAAAGGAAAATAACGGGGTTAATACCATCACCTATGAAAAAGACGGAAGGAGTTTTAGAGTAGGTTTAACAAAAGGCTGGAATGGAAAAGGGGAAAATCAATGGATTATAACGGCGTATGAAGAAAATACAGGAAGCGGCAAAGGTAAGACCCTTTCTGCTGTTACCGAATTTAATCCTTCGCAGACACCCGAAGGAACCGCCGCCGTTACCGATACAGTACAAGAAAAGGCGGATGCCGTCAAGGCTTCCGAAACGAAAAAAGAGGTAGTAGACGAGGCATATCAGCAGGCGACGGAAGCGGCGCGGCAGAAGGTGCAAGAAAGTATACAGGCGGCAAAAGCAAAGGCGGCCGACCTTGAGCAAAATGCCGCACAGTATGAAAAAGAAGCGATTGAAGCCTACAAAGAGCAGAATCCGGCATTAAGCGAAGCGGACATAAAAGAGAAAATGCAAAAAGAAGCGGCGCGGGTGCGGATGAGTTATGAAGCGTTTACGCAAATGCAAGCGCAAGAAGCGCGGAACTTAAAAGAATTAGGAGACGTACTTTTTCAGACCGAGCCGAGCGAAGATGAGGCGCGGCAGATAGAGGCGATACGCAAACAGTACGAGGGGACGGATAAGTGGTTAAAAGCTCCAAACGGAGAAGATACCAATTTAACCGAACAGCAGTGGCTACAGGTGAGAACCGACAGCTTTAAAAAATGGTTCGGCGACTGGGAAAACGCTCCGGAGGAGGCAAGTAAGGTAGTCGATAAAAATGGAGAGCCGCTTGCTGTCTCTCATAGCACGCATAATGTCTTTGATGAATTTATTTATAAACAAAAGATCGATGCCGGTTGGCTTGGCGCAGGCTTTTATTTTTTTGGCGATAGAAGCCTTGACGGGCAGTATGGTTCTCATGTTATGGAATGCTTTTTGAATATCCGTGAACCGTATGTTGCAACGTATGAGGAAAAAGCAGAACTTTCAGAAATCAACTCCGATGAAGCCTCGCAAGAGTTTACCGAAACAGTTAAATCAGAATGGGATGCCGACGGAGTTTATTACAACGAAGACCTTAATCAAGAATGGGTTGCTTTTTACCCCAATCAAATAAAATCAGCGGTTGATAATAACGGGGCTTTTGATGCAGGTAATAATAACATCTATTTTCAAGTGGAACAGGATTTTTTTGATGAGGTAGCAAAGAGCGCCGATGCAAAGGCCGCACAAGAGACGATAGAAGAAGTTATTACCGTCGGCGACCCCGACGCTCAAACGTGGAAACTCTTTTACTCTAGTGCCGAAGAACGGGCAAAGGCGGATAAAACATTCCGCGATGCAATCGGGCCGGAGCTGGAAGCGGCATTACAGAAGGATATCAAAAACGAAAAGATAAAGGATGAAACCTTTTTAAAGATGGCAAGCGAAAAAGAAGCCTTGCGTACTTTTTTAAGACAGTATAATGACGCCGCACAAGCCGGAGCAATACCGGCGGAACTTACCGCAAACCTTGACGGGGTGTTTCCATCTGTCGCTTATGCTATTAGTAACGGCCATCCCTTTACTGAAAAACAACAACGCCTTGCGATGGATGCAATTACGCAAAATACCGCCGCATACCGCACTCTCTTTGCCGAGATTAACGGATATACGGCATTACGGAGCCTTACGGATGCAGAAAAGGCGTTTACCGAATCCTTTAGCAAAGCGGCGACGGAAGGGCGTGTCAGCCGGGCAGAAAAAGCGAATCCGGAAAGCCGAATACAAACCGAAGCACAAAGCCGCGCCGATATCGATGATGCACGCTTTTTAGAAGAGATGGCAGATGATGAAAAACTTACCACCTTTTTAAAAGAAGCAGCGGAGCTTTCCGTATTTGACTTTGAACAGAACACCCCCGCAGACGAGGCAGAGCGGGCACACTTTGAAGATATAAAACGCAAGCAAGAACGGATATACCGCGAAATGCGGAACTTTTCGTGGAAGGGGACGCTTGCAAAAGTGCTCCATGGAGAAGCGCCATCTGAAAAATCTATTGCGAATATCCGGGGTCAGATGCGGAACGCCGCGCATTCGTTCCGCTCCCTATATGCCGACATTATGGAGCGCCCTGATTTACGGGTACAGGATGCCGATACCACCGATGCGCGCATTACGACGCGCTTAAAAAGCCGACCGTATAAAACCGTAACGCTAGAAAACTTAAAACTGGAACAGATGAGCAACGCCCAAAAGGAAGCGCTTATCCGCGCACTCGACAACGAAGATATTGAACAGCGGGTAAAACAAGGGGCTATTACAAGCGAGGACGTTGAATATATCCAAGGACTTGTGCGTTCAAAAAATCAGACCATTAAAGGGCTTGAAGCGGAGCTTGCCGACGCAAAGGCGGAAAACCGTAACGATACAAAAAGAATCGGAGAGCTTGAAAAGAAGATTAAAGATGAGCGGATAGCCCGTGCGGTATTAGCCGACACGATTAGAGCGCGGGACGTGGCATTAAAAGCGGTTATGAAGCGGATTAGTTTAAAAACCTGCGATGCGGAGCAGGCGCAAGGGCTTGCCGCGGTGCAATGGTTTTTAAAAGATAAGGTGCAAAAAGCCTTAAACGCGAACGTTGATTCAGAAGAACAGCGTCTCCGGGAAGCGTACACCCTTTGGAAAACGAACGGCGAATATCGGCAAACGTTAGCGCGTATGAGTACCCGAAGAAAAGAAGGAGATTTTAAGCAGTTAATCAACAATCTTGATAAAAAAGATTTTAAGGACTGGACGGCGGATGATAAAAAGTTAGCCCGCCGCCTTATCCCTGCCCGCAATAAGTTTTTTAGCTTAGGGCTTTACGCAAAGAGTGAGCAGAACTTTACCGATATGCACACGGCCGACTTAACACCGGAAGCAATTGATGAGGCGGTCAGTAAGATACTCCCTGAATCCCTTGTCGCAAAATTAAAGCACCAGCCATTAAAGCAATGGACGGTTGACGAGCTTATCGGCTTAGCGCAGGTGATAGAAGAAAAACACCGCGAAGGGCGGCAAAAGTACATGGCAAAAATTGCCGCGAAACAGGCGGAAGCGGCGCGGATACGAGATGCTTCTATCAAGACATTACGCGACGCGAAAGGCTATAGCGACGATAATGCAGGGTGGAGCGAGGATGAAAAAAAGAAGAAAGGCGGCTTTGATGCGCTTAAGCGAAAGTTAAAATATGCGGCAATGCGCCCGTATGCGTTTATCGAAATGCTTGACGGCGGAAAGCGCGGCGCCTTGTACGACATGCTTGAGTTCGAACAGCGGGAATGTTATAGCCGCTTTAAGGCAGGAAGAGACACGCGCGTAGAAGCGTTCAATAGCTTTTTAGAGAAGCAGGGGTTAACGCTTGCCGACTTTGAAAAGAAAATAAAGTTCGAAAATTTTTATGCAGAGCGGGAGCAAAAGAGCCTTACGCTTACCGTACAAGAGATACTCGGTGCATACTTAGCGAGCTTTGATGATAAATCCCGGGCGGCCGTACAGTACGGCAACTTTGCCGAGCAAGCGGAGCGCGATATGGCAAAGACTTCCGACAGTTACGGCGCATTAGATGCGTTTACCGATGCGCGATACAGCGCCGTGCTTGCCGAAGCGGAGCGGCTCATGGCAGCCGATGCGCGGTTAAAAGCGGTTGTAGAATACTTACAAGCAGAGTACAAAAAAGAGGGAGTGCGCTTGAGAGAGCACAACATCACCGTTAATAACGCCGTAACTGAAATACGGGATAACTACTTTCCGATGCAGCGGCTTGAGGTTTCCGGTGAAGAAGATGCGCGGCAGACGCAGAAAAAGATTATCGGCGAATACTCAACCGGCACACGGCATGGCATCGGTAAGGGACAGACAAAGGCACGTATTGATATTGGCAAGGCAAATCAAATGCCGATAAACCTTGCCGCCCTTACGACGTACTTTTCAAGCGTCGAGGCAAACGAGCGCCTTTATGCGTATGATGCATACGCGCAAAAACTGAACCGCGTTATTAAAGGCTATGAAGCGAAAAACTTTCGGCGCACCCTCGAAAACGCTTATGGAAGCGAGGCCGTCCGCTACCTTGATAAGCAGGTTAACACTATTATCGACCCGACGGCGGGAAGGGTGTACTCCGATTCCGATAAACTCTTGCGTGTAATCCGTGGCAATACCGCCGCGGCTTATTTAGGTTTTAAACTTTCGGGGATTATTAAGCAGGGGATTACAAGCCCCGCGCCTTTTATGCAGTACGTGAACCCCCTTCACTATGCAAAGGCGGCAAGCGATTTAGCCTTTCATCATAAAGAGATGGTAGACTTTATCTACAGCCGCTCAAAACTGATGCAAGACCGCAGCTTTGACATGATGCAAAACATTACCGAAGAACTTGCAAAACAGGCAAAGACGAAAGCGGGTAAGGTGCTGACACGAACGCAACAGATTGGGATGCAAGGGCTTGAAATGATTGATAGAGCTTGCGTTGCTCCCGGCTGGCTTGCCGCGTACCGGGAAGAAGCGGCGCGGCTTACGGAAGCGAATAAGAAAGCAAAAACACCGAAAACCGACAATGAAATAGACCGTGCCGCAAGTCGCTATGCTGATGATGTACTTGTCCGTACCCAACCGTCAGGCAGGGCGGAAGAACTTGCGCCACTTTTCCGGGAAGGAGGGGAAGCGTTACGCTTATTGTTGCAGTTTCAAAGTTCATTAAACGTTATCTACAATAACTTACGCCACGATTTACCGAATGCCATTAAAAACAAACAATACAAACGGGCGGCAGGAATTGTAACAGGTTATGCGCTTGCCGGTATAATGACGGGACTGATAACTGAAGGTTTCGGCGGTGATGGCGATGATGAGCCTGACACGGCGGATAAGGTTAAAAAAACGATTTACTTTGCCTTTACGCAAGGGACGGACAGCGTACCGGTGATTAATGGGATGGTTAATAGTTTAGCTGAAAAGCTCATCACCGGTAAAACAAGTTACCGTGGCAGCTCAAGTCTTTACCCTGCCTTTGAAAAAGCCGTGCAAGGAACGGCCGCGCTTCGCGACGCGGACATTCAAAAAGCGGCGAGCCGGTATGCGGAAGCGGCAGCGCTCACATTAGGCTTACCGACATCAGGAACAAAAGAAGCTATCAGAGCCGCCGAGCAAGTTTTTACAGGGCAAGCACCGAGCGCACTCTGGGGGCGAAGATGATGGCTAATTTGTAATGAGTAATGCGTAATCGATAAGGGGTATGCAATGAATCTACAGTCGGAAGATAAAAGCAATAAGGCGTTGACCGTTGGTTCTTTGAATGTTTTAGGCGGGATGAAAAGCGATGAGCTTACTGCTATCCATACCCATTTGCAGGCGCAGGACGGCGTTCAGTCTCGTATCATCGCGGACATGGAAAAACTCTATCAAAGTATTTCGGCCGATGGTGTTATTACCGCGAATGAAAAACAGATGCTAAAAAAAGAGCTCACCATTATTGAAACCGAATACCCGATCATCCTTGCCAAAGCGGAAGCAGCAAAAAAGCGTACGATCGATATTGAAAAATATAAGGAAGCGTTTCAAAAGCTGTACCACTATATCTACCGCGAGTTAAAAGTATTTGATTCCATGCAAACCGCTTTAGAAATAGAGCGTACTGCGTTTAACTCCGTCTTTGCTGCCTATTATTCCTCCCGGGCGTTATTGCAGATTGCTCAAGACGGAAAACCCGCCGATATGAGCTTTCCTTTAGACGGAAGTGCATTAGTACATACCTGCTTTGATGAAACACCTCAAGCACTGCCACAAGTTAATCCTTCCTATACAGCATGGCAAAGCCGTATCATCGAATACGATTGTACCGGCAAACAAGCAATTACAATGACATTTGCCGAAGCGCTTAACAATGTCATTATTTTATCGGGCACTTTACACAATGATTTTACCTTGCGCTTATTTTTTGATAGTCAAAACGGTAACGGTGCAAAACAATATCAGATCATTTATAGCCTCACCGGCAATTATACCGTTACCATCAAAACCGATATAGCACATACCCGTATCATTACACAACACATTAGAGAAGAAACATACGGCGCAGGATGTTATGCGGTTGTCGATTTTAAAGGAAATATCTGGCACTTTAAAGGTGAAAAAGGTACAGGCGGCACATTACAAAATATAGATGCGGTCGATTTTATTGAAGATACTGATTTTATTATTACCGAAGGGAATAAAGATATTCAGAAGGTGCACAAAACCGGTGCCCTCTCTGCTATTCAACAATTTGATAGCCCCATCGGGGAAGTAAAAATATTTTATGACGGAACGTACAAGCACGGCTTTTTAGAAGCAAACGGACTTCCCTTTAGTCCTGATGTGTTTCCTGAATTTACTGCGTATGTAAAGCGTGTATTTAATACCGGTATCGATCCGGTTACCGGTTGGCCGCTCCGCCCGAAGCTTACAGGGCAGATGCCTGAAACAAAAATATTTTTAAAAGCAGTACAAGGGGTATAAACTATGGCATATACAAATGAAGCGTTAGGCAAGGCGTTAGAAGATTTAACCGCCGCTTATAATAATTTTATCACTAAGGCAAAAGAGGCGGCAATCGCTGCAATAGGCGATACGGTTATTGCTCAAGTTAAGCAGGATGCTAAAGAGTATATCGCTTCCGAGCTTGCCGCACAGAAAGACAAATTAGAAAAAGCGATAGAAACAGCTAAGATTGCCTTACACAATAGTGCAATAGAAGCGGACACTACGCTCAGACAAGCGGCAGAAGCGAAGAAGCAGGAACTTGCTTCTCTTATAACTGCCGCAGAAAATACCATAGAAACAAAGTTGACGCTTGCTAATCAGCAAATCAACGATAAAATACAAAAGACCGTTCAGGAACAATTCGAAGCGGCCGCAGACACAACCGTCAAGGCGAAAATTAATACGGCAATCAATGAAACGCTTATCAAAATCTTTCAAAACGGCTATATCCAATGGCCGTGGATGCCGAAACCCGAGACGGTTTTCTCCTTCAAGGGGTACCGCTGGGCAGAGGTAAACTATGACGGTTGTTTTTTCCGTGCGAAAGGAAAAGATGCTAATCCATTTAACGGGGGTGAACAGGGGGATGCAATAAGGAATATTAAAGGGCGTGTAGGGATTGAAGGAGGTGTAAATCCTTCGGGGCCTTTTTATATAGAAAGCCCTTCGCCTAAGAATGTTGAAGCGTGGCAAACTTCCGCGCAGGAATATACCACAGAATCTACTTGCTTTGATGCCAGTCGGATCGTTCCGACTGCCGAAGAAAACCGGACGCGTAATAGAACCTTTATCATTTGGAAACTAGAGAAAATAGAGGGGTAAGAAGTTATGGAATACATCGAAATCAAAAGCAATATCATTACAGGACACTATTGCGGGGCAATACCGGAAAAGAACAACCCTGCAATTGAGTATCGGATCGTCGAAAATTGTGCGGCCAATATCGGCGATGATATTCGTATGTACAGCGATATACAGGCAGGTATTAAAAAGCCGCTTACGCAGCTGGTTAAAGAAGGTCTCGTATCAGTGCCGGAAGGTAAAAAACTCAATGAAGCCGGTACTGATTTTGTCGATATGACGGACGCCGAAAAGGTTTCCGCCGGTCTTATGCAGCTCAAGGCCGATGAAAAAATTGAAGGTGATTATATTGTAAAAAAATCAAAAAAAGAGCTTTACGATGAGGGTAAGCTGTCAAAAGAAGAATACAATCTTTACATCGACAATCTAAGGCAAGCCGCCTATCGACAAGAAGCGGATCCGCTGGGTATGCAGGTAATGCGCGGAGAGGTGGAAAAAACAGAATGGCTTGCAAAGATAGCAGAAATAAAACAGCGCTATCCGAAGGTATAAGAAGGAGTATCTGTCATGGAAGCAATAAACTACGCGCCCGGCGGGCAAAATATGATTTTAACGGAAGATGCACAAATAGTGCCGGGGGTGTCCGGCAATGCGTGTTACCTTCCGGCGGGAGTCGGTAAAATAGCCCTTGAAGGAGACCGCAATGAACTATCGGTTTCTCTTTGGCGGCAATGGGATGGCATTGTAGAATCTGATACTCCACGCGGTATTTTTAGTTTTAAGAATATCCAAATCTTTTTCGACAATATGACCGACCTTTTAACCGTTGTTATGAACGGCTTTAAGGCAATTACGGATATTAAAGACGACCAGCAACAAACGCACTGGGGTTTCACTTTTGCAAAAAATGGGCTGTTTACAGTGTATAAGAATGCAAAAGAGGTATATAGCCTATCGGCAGGAGACAAGCCGGGAGATATGACCGACGGCTTTACCATCGGAGGGGGGCGCACTCATGCGACATTCGATGAGGTACGAGTATATAAAACCGTACTGAAGCAAGGGGAGATAAACGGACTCTTTTATTTAGTAAGCAAGGGTACGCAGGTAAAACAGCTTGAAAAAATTGTACAATCGGCTACCCCTAAATACCTCGGTGTTACCGAAACGGTACCGACTACCCGAACGGTGGTTATTACCAAAGGCGAAAGGCTGGGGGCACAGGATGCCAATCCCGGCGACTGGGTATTGATGGCTAAAACGGTCGGCGGCTGGAAAGTCGGGGTGTGTTACCGCTGGACGGGCAGTATGTGGATTAACCTTGAGCCAGAATACAACTACACCGAACAGTATCAAGCGGCGCTGTATCATATTTGCGAGATAGAAAAGCTGATGAAGAATACCGGGCATTTCGGCGCGCTGTTTGCGAAAGCGCTTGTAGCACAAAAGGCGTTTATTGATAAGCTGGTAGCGCAGGAAGCGTTTATCAATCAGCTTGCCGCCGATCAAGCGTTTTTACGGCAACTTATCGTACAGCAGTTAAAAATCGATAGCGATCCGAACTCCAATACAGACTTTGAAGCGTGGTTTGATAAAGATAAAGGCTTGAAGATAAAGAACGAAAATAATGTAATATTCAATATTGCGCCAAATGGTAATATATTGATGGGCAATAATATATTTTTTAAAACCCTGCCTTATTGGAGCGCAGGCAGAATATTTTGCAGCGAAGCAGAAACTGTAAAATCTTTTTGTGAACGAAACGGGTTTAATACTTTTAACGCGCTTGGCGTTTATAATGGAAAGGAGTTCAATAAAATAAAAACAACAAAAACGGAAAAATATAAAATGTGGTGTTTATGTTTTAATCCAAGAGGATTATCACCTTCTCCTTTTTGGGCAGAAGCAAATTTAAAAACCGTAAAATATACCCTAACTCTCTATGACAATGCAGCTAAAACACATACAATATATTATAAAGATTATCCTGACCTACCTGATGTGGCACCTGTTTTAGTGTATTGGAATTTTGAAAAAAAAGGTTATTGGAGCCAAGATGAAAACGATGTATATATTCCGCAGCAAACCAATGACACGTTAAATTTCATCGCCTATATAGGTGCGAAAAAGACGAATTATGTTATGACTATTGAAAATATACCAACCCAAAAACCGAACGGTTCCGGTATTATATGGAAAGACGGCGAATTTTTAAAAATTAGTTAGTTAAAAAAAGATATAACTTATCACCTGTTTTTTTCCAATGAGTTTTTAACGGTTTCCAATTGTCAGTTATTTTAATGGTTTCTGCAGCAAGCTGATTGATAGCCTCTGATATTTTCTGATCAGAGGTATCGGTTATCTGTGATAATTGCCAAGCGTAGAACCGAATATTAGCTGGATGCGCAATAGTATTTTGAGTAGTTATTGATTGAGTGGTGAACAAAGGCACATAATAATACCGCGGTAGCGTTATGATCTTATTTGTTACAGGGTCTCTTGTTTCACGATCTCCACAATAGAAATAATCTTCTAAATTATTTCTTATGCAGGCATCATTTTTAAGAAGTATATTTCTACCTGTTTCGTTTACGACAAACACATTCATAGGCTGGCTATTTTCAAGAACAAGCATATTGCTTGTCTGTGTTTTTATTTTAGCTCCATTTACGCTAATCAATTCGCAGACACTGCCCTCATAGACTTCAAAAACAACTCGGTTTGAATGTGCCGATTTACTATACGGATCATTACGCTTACATATTGTATACAACGATTTATCAACTTTTTTCCCAAATTCTTTTACATTTGTGATAGATACAACTACTCTCCAATCAGATTGGTTGTCGACAATAAACGTTGCTGTTTTTTTTCCACACCCCGCCAGCGCTAATACCAGCAGCAGTAAAACAGCAATCTTTTTCATAGTAAACTCCTTTAAGTGCGATTAGTATACTATGAGTAGCCTGAAAAATGCAATAACGGCCGTCTTCACCTGTCATTTAAAACATATCGTCGAGACGCTGATTATCCTTCATATCAGCGTCTACTAGATTAATAAAATAGCTTTCTGCATCTATATTATCATTGATATATTGCGTTATTATAGCGTACCCTTTAAATAGCGTTGAGTCTTTTATAAAGGCATTTGCAACCCGTAATGATAAAATTGAATTTTTTTTATTTTCCCATACATCTATTAAAGGTTTTTTTTCATTCTTTACAAACTCTTTGACAACTGCTTGTTTTCTGTCATCAGAAAGGTCGGCAGCAATTCCCAATTCATCAATGTGATTCTCAAGTATATTTAATACAGAAAATTCTGCGGGGCCATATTTATTTTCAATTTTTGATTTTATTTTTACAAAATCATCAAAATAAGATGAAGCAATTGTTTGAATCATAATACTAGAAAGCTTTCTTTTCTCAAAATAAAAAACAATTGTACTATCATTCTGTTTTAATAAACTGCTTGTGTAAAGAATGAGAGGTTTATCCTCGGTGTTCAACTCTTTCAAAAATGAAAATATAGATTTATTAGCCATTCTAGCTTTCAAATCAGGAACTGTAATACCCCACGGAATACCCGCAAAGGTATAAGGCTTATCATCTTCCGCAAAGCACAAGGACGCAACAGTTAGAGCAATAATTAAACAAACTACTTTTTTCATTTTCTCCCTCTTTTATTCATAGTTTACTCCCTTTTTCTGCTCCACGCAAGCATTTTTTTATCGTAATAGTTCTAAACTCGTTAACAAAATCGGCAAGAAACTGATTTTCTATCGCTCCATTTCAAATAACAGAAAATCATCATTTTTCTTTTTTTCCTCTCGACTTATATAACATTCTGCTTGCAACTTTTTATACTTATCACCATGACAGTAGAAGCATTACCACATAGCGAATTGATTATAGTCGGTGTTATCGTATTGGCCTTTATTCTCATGATGAAGAAGGGCGGGAAATTCTCTCTTTTCGGACAAACGGTAGAAGTACCGGTCGGAAATAAAAAGCAGACTGTAGACACAATCGGGCTGATGTACCTGATGAAAGACGCCTGCGAGCGTATAGAGTTGCTTCGCAAGGAGCGAGCAGAAGATATTCTGTCTGATATATCATACCTTTTAACCGACATTAGCCATCTTCCTTGCTGTATGTATCGGGCAGAGGCGATCCTTAATAAACGGTTGTACAAAAATGGATTTGAAGACCTAACCGTTCAGACGGTCAACGGCTATATCGAACAGCTGAACGAGGAACTCTATAGCCACCTACAGCGCGAAATACATAACGCAGGGCGATGCGCCGTCAACTCGCCTGAACCGATAGAAAAGAGCAAAACATACGCAATTGCGAAGGAGTTTACCCGCAGGGCAGCGGCGATTTATTTACGCGAGGTAAAGAGTAAGGCGATGATGTATGAGTCTTACCAGCCACTTTTTGAAAAGCTCGGCGATGCTATCCGCGTCGATTTTTGCAAAGAGAAGAAAGAAAAGAAAATGAAGCAGGCAGAACAACTGCTTGAAGTTCTTCATAAACTGGAAGCTAAAAAAATTGAGGAGGTTTAACGATGGGAGTGATACGGGATATTGATCGACTGCAGCCGGAGCTGGCGAAGCGGACACGCGCTTTTTTAGCAGAACTGAAAAAGCGCGGCATAGAGGTAATCGTCCTTGAAACGGACAGGACAGTCGATACGCAACTTGCTTATTATGCACAAGGGCGCAAGCCGCTTGAAGAGGTTAACGCCTTGCGTAAAAAAGCAGGGTTGTACCTTTTAACGGAAGCGGAAAATAAGCGCATTGTAACAAAGACGACGCAGTCGAGGCATTTTGGCGGAAACGCCGTTGATATTGCGCCGATAAAAGACGGTCGCGTCTGGTGGAATGCACCGGAGCAAGTCTGGAAAGAAATCGGCACTATCGGTGAAGAATGCGGGCTTGATTGGTGCGCAGGCGGATACGGGCAGGTCTGGGGCAAGGGATGGGATAACCCGCACTTTGAACTTATGAAGGAAGTGATAAATAATTGATAATTTGTAATGGGTAATGGGGGAGGTAATGATGCATGAAAAGCATGTTTTTATTGTTTGTCTTATCTGTCTTTTGCTGTTTAATTTCTCCAGCTGTTGCACAAGAGCGGCTGTATACGGTGACGGAGACGGAGCTTACACAGTTAGAGAGCATATCGGAGAACTTAAAGATAAGCAGACAGAATCTGCTGTTACAGGCGAGCGACTTAACGGAGCGCTTGAAAGCGCAAGAGAAAAAAGCGAAGAGCTTAACCGAGAAATTACAAAAGGCCGAGAGCACAGCGAGCACCTTAAACAGTCAATTACAGACGGAGCGGGAGAGCTTGACATCTTTGACGGAATCTTACAACAAATACGTGAAAGATACGTCCGAAACAATAGCGGAAAAGCAAGCCCTAATTGACGAACAAAAAGACACGCTCCACCGGCGGATGGTTACGATTATTATTCTTTCAAGCATAATAAGTATGATCATTATAGCCATAGTGGTAAAATGGTTTATAAAGGGTAAATTGAGTTTTTTACGCCCTCCCTAGCGGCTGAACTTAAAACGGCAGTTGTCAAATAGTCCTTGACAGCTGCTGTGGGGGAGAACATACTTTAAAGAATACTGCACTCCATGCCGATATGCTTTCCGGGAGGGGATAATCATCTTTAGGAGGTATCCCTTATGCGTAAACCGTGGAGCATCCACAAAAGAAACGGCATTTATCAATCACAAATGTATGATTATAACAGTAAGCAGTATCAGACTGCTAAAAGCACTCATACAAGAGATCGCAATGAAGCGGAACTTATAGCCTATCGGCGGGCGATGGAGTTTGATAGCGGCCTTGCAGTAGAATACACCAAATGGGCTAAAACCGCTCCTACCCTTACGGCAAGTACTCTTAATAATTGTTCATTTAATTCCGAAATGTCCGCACTGGTACAAGCCGCCTGTCAAGACGCTTTCGATAAAGTATTGCAGAATATACCTTACAACAAACAAGCTCGGCAATTTCCATGGGCACCGGACTATGAAGATACACCGGAAGAAATCAAGCCTCTTTTAGACAGGCTTTCAACGCTCACTTTTTATGATTATATCTTGCTTTACTGGAATTACGATGAAAGCCCTTTTATTAAAGGCAAGATACGGACCAGCGAACCTCTGCCAAACCCCGAACGGTTTCGCAATAATACCGGGATTGCAAAAAAATACGCGGCTTATATTCCGCATTGCCTATTAACTGAAATAACCGGCACAAAAATCGATACGATGCTCGGTGCGATTAGAACTGCCGGTAAATTGAAAGAACAGACGATGAAAAATATTCGCTATATTTTTATTCAACCGCTTCATTTTGTGTATCGTAATAATCTGCTTGCCCGAGACATTGCGCAGCAGGTAACAACGGCATCAAAAGCTTCACGGAAAAAGGCAAAGAAAGAAGCGGAAAAAGCCATATTTACGAAAGAAGATGTACAGCGTCTTTTTAATAGCAGCGTTAATCCCTTTGGCTCCGAAACCTATCAGCTTATTAATGAAGTGCTTTTTAAAACCGGTTGCCGTATCGGTGAATTGCAAGCCTTGCAGATACAAGATTTTATCAAAACATCGGACGGATACGCACTCAAGATTAGTAAAAACTATTGTCGCTCCGGTAAACGGCTTAAATGTACCAAAACGGAACGAGTTGATATTGTGCCAATATCTAGCAACCTTGCAGCGAAACTAATAGCACACCTTGAAAAGCATCTTTTTAAAGATAATCAAGAAGCGTTTATTTTTAGCTCGGCTAAAGATGCCTATACGCCAATCTGTTACGAAAATATCAATAAAGATTTTAACAAGACAATGACAGCGCTCGGTATAAAAAAGCAGAATTTAACACTCCATAGCTACCGGCATACGTTTGCAACCTTCTTACGCATGGCAGGATATTCAGAGGAACAGCTTCGCTATCTTACACGACATGATAGCATCGCCGAGGTACATCGCTACACCGATCATTACACCCCTGATATGGAGCGGCTAAAGTGTCAAGCGGTGATCGATATAGAAAAGATTGTCGTTTAAATCTTACTAAATACTGCTTGTAAAAATTTATTTTTCACATCTTGAAAGGCACAATAGTACGTCTTGCAGGAAAGCTATATGCAAGCGGCTTGCAAAAATACATCCTGAATCCTTAAAAATCGATAAAAATGCCAAAACATGCAAAAATAATGCTTGACAAGAAGGTGTTTATAGCGTAGCATAAAGATAGTTAGAGTCACAATGTTTTTGTAAGACAAAGTGTAAGATAACTAGTTAAAAATATGTACTAAAAACGCCCAAAAATGAGCGTTTTTCCTATCTTTTAGCGTTTTTATCCGGTGCATAATTACACATTATTTTTCAGTTCTTCCAAACTAAAAAACATTGGTATACCCAGCACTCTCGCAACGAACAATTCAACCCGCACCCCTCTCGATTTCTCATAATTTTTCAGAACAATAACATGCGTACAGTTCGCCAATTCTGCAATGCAAACACGCATATAGTCTTCCCACGTTGCCGCCTTTTTCTTTTTGAGGATACATGACATTTCCTCAAAGTACGCATCAACCCGCTTTCCAAGCCGTATCGGATTGACGATTGTTATATACGGCATATCAGAAAAGAGAGTCTGCAACGCCTTTTCCATTTTGTAAAATTCAGGAGCGTTATTATGTTTTATCCCTGTAATGGGGCCGGAAATATAAACCGTCATAGCGCCATCTTTATACGCAGTCATATTCTATTTTTGCAGCTGCCGTATTTTTTCAAAATACGATTGAATAGCATCTACTTCAATTTTATATTCCGCTATCTTTTGCCAATACCACAGTGGCATACTTACCGTCTCTGTTGTATCATCAAAAACAACCGGTTCAGGATCGGGAAAGAGCGGAAAAGCGACATCGTACGTTTCATAGACATATTCAATTTTAGGACTTGTTGCGCAAGCTGTTATTGACAGCATTAAACTTATCACGGCCACCGCCAGCACCGGATAGCGCTGCTTTTTTCTGATTTCCATGTTGAAAAACCTCCGCTCTTATTTTTGCTTTTTCGCTTTCATAGTATTTTTTATCCGCTTCTTTCCGCGCTGCATCTTGCGCAATTTCGCGTTCGATTTTCGCCCGTCCCGTTTTCCAGCCGAAAACGAAACAGGTAATCACAACGATCAAAAGAACGGTAATACACACCACAACAATAGCAGTAATCATATACACCACCTCTTAACTTGCACCGGGGCAACTTTACCCTAATTTTATATCCCGTATTTTTTCAAGCCAAATCGAAAAATACACCGGCATAAAAATACCGGCAATCGCAATACCGGAATAAATAATGTCGTTTGTTTCAAGCGACACTATTCCGAACCCTTTGCACAACGTCAAAACGATAATCCACACAGAAGCAAAAATCTGAGCAAACAAAGAATATTCTTTTGCTCCCGTTTTCTTCTTTTCAGTTTCCGCCAATTTCGTTTTTTCTTCCGTCATAAAAAGCCCCCTTATGCTTTAATGCACTATTTAATTCTGCCTATCAGATACGCAGTAATTGCCGTAACAATCATCGTTAAAACGATACCGCCAATTTTCTTTACCAGTGCAAACGTTGCCTTTGCACTTTTGTTTTCCAATGCGTCAAGCCGTCCGCTTGTTTTATCTTTCCACCCAAACAGCCGGTCAAATTTTTCGTCGATTGCTTTATTGTCGCGCTGTTCAAGCAGATTTAATTTTTCTTGCTCATGCTTCCATTCGATAATCTCTGCAAGTTTTTTACCCATGTCAGAAAATTTTTCATTCATGCTTTCAATCGCTGTAAAAAAATTCCGCTGACTGATAAGTTCTTCGCTTATCTTTTCAAACGATTCTTCTTGCTGGTCAAAGCGTTTCACGAGTTCTTCAACCTGTACTTTAAACCGCGCATCGTTTTCGATGCTCTCTTTTTTCCACTGATACAGCTGAATTAACATTTCTTTCTGCGTCATTCCGCCAACATCATCGCTACCCATTGAGTACCTCCGCTAATCGTTCTTGTTCCTCTTTTGTTAAGTATACCGGCTTACCGTTATTGTCCTCATCGATTGCCGAGACAAAACCGAGTCGTTTCATAAGTTCGCGCTCTTGCGCAATTTTATACTGCACACTCTTAAAACTCATTCCGCTGAATTTGCGGGCAACTGAATCAAAAGTAATTACACCCAATGAAAGAAGCGTCCGCATAGCATTCGCTTCTTTTTGAATATCTACACTCGGCCGTGAAATACTTGACCATTCGCACTTTAACCACGCGCCGCGCAATTGCCATAAGGCAGGAATAAAAGCAGCCTGCTTAAAGCCGGGAATATCGAGCTGTCCTTGTAAAACCGATTGAACAATGAACTCTGAATAGATAAGCTGGCAAAAGTCTTTAGCGTTTTTGAATGCACGGTATTTTAAGAAAATATCCAGCTCGTTATTTGCCTGCCGTGAAGCCGAATAACTGGAATCGAATTTCAGCATAACAATTTCAGGCGGTATTTCATTTGTCCAGCAAATAGCCGAAACAATTGCTTCTTCAAAGGTTTTAAAATTGACATTCGGGCGGTTCGTATTAAAGCTCACCGGCTCTTCTCCCGGCGCTAATCCGTCAAGTACCGTACCCGGAGACATCGGAAGTGTTGCAGGAACGCCGCCGACTTTACAATCAACCGCTGCCGGTGTTCCTGCAGCCGGAGCAGCCCGCGTCATGTTCAAAAGCGGATTAGTACCGATCGGTGTACTCGGCGCTTTTTTAATAAAAAGCGGCAACAGCGCATTTACCACCGCAGCCCGCACCTCTGCATCACGGTACCGGTCAAGGTCTTTCATCATGTAAAGCGCATTTGCAAGAAGCGGCATACCGCGCACTTCATCTAATAGCTTATCACCGCCGTACACCATCCAGCTGATCTGCCTGCCGGATTTTTCTCCAAATACGGGAAGCCGTGTATGCTTTATTTCATTGCCGACCACTTCGCGCACCCAATACGCAACATGCCGCCCCTGCTTGTTTAACTCAACACCGTGAATAATCCGGTTTCCGTTTTTCGGTGTATATTCAAGCGGCGTCATAATGGCATTGCCGTTAATCCAATCCCAACAAGGTAAACCTGTTTGTCCGTTAATCCGGGAAACAACAACGCCGTCTCCGCAAAGCATCGCTTCAAGCCGTACCTGATTTTGAAATTCCCCAAAGGTAAGCTGCTTTTTATAATCAAAGACCGTGTAATCAGATGCATAAAGCCCAAATGCTTCACTCATTTTTTCCGCATACTGAACCGCGAGCTTTTCCCGTTCATCGTCCTTTTTATCGGGCCAAATAATCGCGCTTATCGGTGTCGGTTCCGGCATCATACCGGTAAAAATTTCATTGCGCAAAATCCGCTTGATAATTCCCGCTGCATATAAATTTTCTGTAAACAGCTGCAGCGACCGTTTCCGCAACGTAAAATAATCGACGCCAAAACCCCAAAGATAATCCCGCGTCGGGCCGAAACTTGCGGGGTATTTATCCCCGTCAAATACATCTTGTACAATATCGCGCACAAAATACGCTAGCACTGCATCTTGTTTTATTTCAGGTATTTGAGACGGCATAACACTTGTATCGTTTATATTTACCACGGCTGCACCCTCACCGCTCCGCCTGCAGGACGGACTCTCGTTTCTAAAATTGAAATAGTGTTTAACAATTCTTTTTGCCGTACATACAGCGATGATAAATCCGAACGCTTCACCGTTTGCCGGTCTTGTCCGGTATCGATTGTATATTCCTGCACCCCGCCGGAAGAGAGCGCCTCTTGCGTAAAATACAAAATCGCTTTTTCAATTTCATACAAAAGGCGACGCGCATTGTTCAATTCGTCTTCCCAGAATTGCAGCGGACTATCATTGCTAAAAGAAGGGTCTATCAGTGCCATACTGCACATTATAAAATGCTGAAACCAAAAAGCTATTAACCGGTAGATATTTTTTAAGGTTCTATAAACGCGCCTGTCTTTGCCGCTTGCCAAAAGTGCGCCCAGCTCAAGCCCGGCAACCCCAAGGCATCGCGGCAATAGGCATCGGCAAATATTTCTAATGCAGCCATATTGTAGCCGTAGGTATCGAACGCATGATTGTCCGCACCGGGACGCTGTTTCCAGATTGTTTTTTGATATTTATTCGTTTGTTTTTCGATAATGTCAACTTTGGTCTCCGCCTCGAACATTTTAAAATAATCGTCGCGGAAATCATCGGGAAAATTCGGATACCAATCGGGCTGATATTGACCTTCATTCCACATCGAAACGCTCATACTATTACTGATTCGGTCTTTCATTTTTGTTGTATTGATATGATAGGCTAACGGAAGTCCGATGCGTTCAAGCGTCGAACGGTCAAAAGTGCGATATGTTTCACCTGCCTTAATATATTCGGCTCCCTTACATGGATAAACACCGGCATAGTGCCTGCCTGCAAACGCATAGACATAATCGGTATACCGTCCCGAATCGACAAGTGTTATCATAATCTTGTAGACCTTACCGTCATCGCCGATAAAACGGGTGTTTTCAATATAGGTATCAAGTGCATCCCACGGGCCGTTAAAATCTTCCGTGTCGCCGTCAATACTGAAAAAATCAAGTGTCCACGTTACACCGTTAGCAGAATAACCTTTCACATCAACAAACAAATTCCGTTTCTGCACGTCAACCGAACAACAGACAATCAACACCGGCGAACAGGAATCGCGGACGGCTAAATCATTCGGAATTTTACCCCGTACAAAACCGGCGCGGCGGAACTGTACCGCCCGTTCATACTGTATCTGTTTGCCCATTTCTTCAAACGTCAAGCCCTGCTTCGTATTGCGGAATGTCCGGTACTTTTCTTTATCGCGTACACGGTTATTTTTAATATCCCAGCACTCCGCCCATTGCCGCACCATATCTTCCCATGAATACATCCCCGGCGGATTATAGAGCGGCGACAAGTGAAACGACATAACGGCCGGAGTTTTACTTTTTGACGTTGCCCGCCATTCGCCTTTTTTGATAATCGCTGCCTTATCGTAATTCTTCATTAAGCGGCCGCAGAATTTACACTTGTACGCAACGGTTTCCAAAAGCGGATTATAATCGGCATCATTTTCCCAAACGATACCGTAACGAGAACCGTCATCATTTTCACCGTGCCAGACAAGCTCCTGCATCTTTCCGCAATGCTTACACGGTACAAAGTATTTCTGCCGGTCTCCGGCTTCATAGAGCCGTTCAATCTTGCTGGTCTGTTTAACCAGCGGCGTACTTCCCCAAAAGATTTTCCGTTTTGCCGAATATGCGTCCGTCCGGTTCCGCACTAAATCGACAACGGTTCCTTCGTTTTTAATCGAGTCAGGAAAAGCGTCAACCTCATCCGCCATCACAATACGGTAACTCATACCACGGAAACGAGCAGGAGAGCGGCCGCCGAAACAGTGCAGATACCCGCCTGGATATTCTTTTGAAATTGCCGTGTCTCCGGTATCACGGCTGCCTTTCTGTTTCCTGTTTTGAGAAAAAATTAAATCACGCGCTCCGGCGTTATCAATCATCTTTTCAATTTTTGTTTGCACGGATGTCTTCATTAAGCCCGCATCGGCGGTTACGTATGCTTGCGGATTAGGATTACTCATAATGTTGTACAAAATTACCGTTTCAATAACGGCCGTTGTTCCGCCGAGCTGATTGCCTTTCATAAGCACAACTTCTTGCACGGGATTATCAGGCGCAAAACAATCGACAATCTTTTTAAAATACGGGAAGCGTTCCCAACTGAACCGTCCGGGAAAGGGTGTAAGATCGGCAGACAAGTACCGTACCCGTTCCGCAAACTCCGACGGCAATTCATACACCTGTTTTTCCGTCAAGGCTGCGAACCGTTCAATGAGAAAATCTACATCGCTTATCTCGTATTCAATCGATTGCATCAAGATAAGACCTCCCCGCCGGAAAAGGTAAACAAGCAGCCTTGCGCACAATGATCTTTAAAACGCTTTTCCTGTTCTTCAAAATATTCCCTATCGATTTCCGTTCCTACAAAATCAAAGCCCATATCATACGCGGCAATTCTTGAAGAGCCGGAACCTAAATGCGTATCTAAAATTATGTCGCCAGCTTTTGCATAGTGTGATAAAATCCATTTATAAAGCGCAACCGGCTTTTGTGCCGGATGGATTTTTCCGCCGATACGATTATCAAAATGAAAAATTTTTGCAGGGTTTGTAAAACTTGTCCAAGCAAATTCACAAGCGGAAAAACTTGGAAAAGGCTGGCATTTATCCCAGACAATGAAACCTCGCGTCGGAGGCAACATAAAATAATTGCCACCGAAGATAATTTGATTTTCCGACACTCGAAACAACTCTACAAAGTATTCTTTTGAAGGTGCCTTGTCCCATTGATTAAATCTTTTTGCCGTTCGATTCAAAAGTCGATTTTTTAATTTCCCCTTGCCACCTGCTGCCTTTCTTCCGGTTAATTCCTGTATGCCATACGGCGGATCAACAATAGCAAGGTTAAACTGTTTATCGTTGCATTTTCTCATATAATCCATGCAGTCCATATTCAAGGCTTCATTCGTCATCCTGTTCAGCCTCTAATTCGTTTTTGATTTCTTGTTTTAAGTCGGCGATTGTGTCGGCAGCGCTATCATCGTGATATTTATGTTTTAAGCCGTTCAGTTCTCGGATGATATGCTCTTTTGCTCCGGCAAGTATCTTTGACAAATCCGTTTTCATCGTGTTTGCAACGGTTTTCCGTGCAGTTTCAGAATCTGCAAGAACTTGTGCAACCAGGGTATCGGCAACACTTTCAGGATATTCCAACAGCTGTATCATCAGGTTATCCGTAAACTGAAACAGCCGTGAGACAACAAAATCTTTATCTACAAGTGTTAAACGGCGTTCTTTAATCCGCTGCTCTTTTTCTGCCGACTCCACGAGTATTTTTAATATTTTGGCATGTTTTTCCAGCGGCAAAATGCCGCTGTACCGCATAACCAGTTCTTTCAACGTCAACGTAAGCAATTCTGCGGGAACGCCGATAGCGCGAGCTGCTGTCTGTTCTGCAAAAGGCTTTTGAATCGTATGCGTTTGCCCGCCGGTACTTTTAACGTCAACGCCTGCCGATTGCACGGTAAGAGCAGCATTAGCAACCTGTGTTTCCTCTAATTGCCGACGTTTCATAGCTAAATAGCCTGCATTCACGGGATTTTCGGTATCCAGCTTGCCCGCAGAGTTCTGTATGAGTGTTCCTTTTTTGATTTTTGCACAGATAGACTGCCGGGTAACCCCTGCTTGCCGTGCAAATTCAGCCGGTAATACTTCCATACCATCACTGTAAAAGGCTTACACAATAAAAGCTATTAACCTGTCAAACAAAAGTAAACCTTTTTATAAAATTGACAGGCATTTAAAAACCGGCACTCGTCGCCGAATAATTGCACCGGGGTATACCCTCTAACAGTACCTACTATCAGTCTTACAAAATAAATCCTTTACTAAATCGGACAAGTAAAGCAAATTACATGTTTTTCAGACAACCTCTTATTGATAACAATAAATCATCTCGTTTTTTCATTTTTCTTATTTTAACTTTGCTTAATTTAGTTTCCTCCAAATAAAGCAATTTACTTTACCGGTAAAGTAAATAAAAATAGAGTTAAGTGTATATTATATATAGATTTATATGACTAAAAACAGGAAGTAGTGTGAGTAGAAAAAAAAATGCCGTAAAAAATCCGCAAAAATTTTGCTTTTTCGTGGATTTTTTTCCGTGATATAAAGGGGGAAGCGATGTTGAATACCCAACCTTTGCAGTGGATGATGTCCGGCATCCAGCGGAGCTTGCGGACGGTTTCATAGACGCCACGAACGAAGAAGATGGTGCGTTCGTCATTGTCGGGGAATCCGTTGCCCGATTCGTCGGTGAGTGTGGCTTTTCGGTGGAAGAAGTCTTCGTTATCTATGAAGTAGACCTGCATACGGGCCATTTGTATGGAGGCTACTTTGATGATAAGTGGGTGATCGGTGTCGTCGATGATGAGATTCATGCCCGAGAGTCGGATCACTTCGTGGAGCTGGTTCCGACGTTCGTTGATGCATCCGTATTTGGGCATAAAAGTTCGGATCTCATAGCCTCGCTCCTGCACTCCCTGCGGTAGGTTTCGGCTGATGTCGCCGATCAGTGTGTCGGGAATGTATGGCGTTACTTCCTGCGTGATAAACAAAATTCTTTTTGCGTCCATATTTTTCTTCGATAACGTGAAACTGAGCACAAAGGTAGTAAAAAACAGGCAGTCAGCCGACTGCCTCTGTGGCCCGGGGCCGCTACGCCAGCCGGGAGTGTATGTGTGGTAGATTTTGTTGCTTTGCGGCCGTTTCAGACGAACCGTTTTATCCATATAATCCGCATAAGAATGAATACAATAACCACCGTCCGGGAGCTACGCCAACTCTTGGACGAGGAGCGAAAGGCCGGCCGACGCATCGGGCTGGTGCCCACGATGGGCGCACTGCATGCGGGGCATCTGAGCCTTGTCCGTCGCTGTGTGAGCGAGAACGACGTGTGTGTGGCCAGTGTCTTTGTCAACCCGACGCAGTTTAACGATCCGCACGACTTGGAGACTTACCCGCGCACGCCGGAGCGTGACGCCGCTATGCTGGCCGAGGCGGGCTGTCGGTATGTCTTCATGCCGTCGGTCGATGAGATGTACCCCGAGACGGATACGCGTGGGTTCCACCTCGGGCCCGTGGCCACCGTCATGGAGGGCGCCTTCCGGCCGGGCCACTTCAATGGCGTGGCACAGATCGTCAGCAAGCTCTTCGAGGCTGTGGAGCCAGACAGGGCGTACTTCGGAGAGAAGGACTTTCAGCAGATTGCCATCATCCGTGCGATGGTGCGCGAGCTGGTTTCGTCGAGGACGTACCAGTTGGTCATGCCGCCCATGATGAGTGTCCCCGCCGGCAGGTTGCCCGCCGCTTGACGGGTCACGCGGAAGGAGGTGAGCAGGTCGTCGTCAATGAAGGCCAGGGACTCTTTGCTGTTGTCGATGTTTTCCCACATTTGTGCGGTCACGCAGCCACTGAGGACAAAGGCGAAGGTGGCAAGGAGGGCGAGGGTGTAGCGCAGTTTCATGGTTCGTGCTTTCTCTTTGGGTGAAGGTTTTTGAGGGCGGGAAGCGGGGTTTTGTCCCGCTTGGCGTGTGCCTGCATAAATTGCGATGGCTGCGAAACCCGGTAACTATGCCGCTTGGCGAGGAATAAACTCATGGTTCGGCTCTGACAGCAAATTTTATCGCGCATAAAAAACGCCTGGTTTAAGCGGGAAATATTGTGCCCTCCAGCGTTTGCACGAAGGAGGGCACAATATCGGATGCGCGCTTATTGGCGTTTTGCTCCGAAAACGCCTACAACGCCGCTGTAATCCGAGGCTATATGACTATAACTCCCCATCATTTCTTCGCCATTAGGGCCAGCAAAACCACCACCAACTGTGCTACCAAGTCCTGTTGCGTCTTTGAGGAAGCCGCCATCTTTACTAATCTTGATATCGTTGATGCTGTCCCGGTGTGATGGGCTGTTTATTTCAAAACGCATGGTTCTGGCTCCAAAATCAACAGAGGCAGCAACTGTTCCTATTTCTGTGCGCAGATATTGTGCATTAGTGTCGCGGATATCTAGGATGCTGTCGCCTTGGTAATGAGCACGCCCCTGTGTTGGTAATTGTGGCGTGACGGTGTCGAAGCGCACAAAAGAGCCGGTAGCCCGTTCAAAATCAAGGGTGCCAAATTGTACATAGCGGTAGCTGTTATCACTGGTAAGCAGGCGGTTGTAGTTGATATGTTTGCCATTGAAGATCAGGACGCCGCCTTGATGCGCATCAGCGGCGGTTGTTGGTAACTGTATTGCGGTGCCGACATGGTGTCTGTCGCTGTTTCTAATCTCTTGTTGGTAAAGATCCGACACAGAGCCTTGTTTGGGGAGTGCTTGATATATACCGCGAGAATTCATGTTACGCGGGGTGATGGTTAAAGCAGTGTTATCCGTAGAAGGGTTTGGGCGTTGTGTAGGATTGTCGACAGGGGAGGTGCTGTCGCCGCCGCTACCGCCGCAGGCGCTGAGCAGTACTGCCGTGAGGCCGGAAAGGATAAGTTTTTTGTTCATAAGACTTCCTCGGGTTGGGGTGAAAAAATGAGCATCAACGGTATCGCCGCAGTATATCGGGTGTTGCCCTGGCACACTATTGCCCTTCCGGCGCGAGTCCCGGCCAGTATTCGCTATCCGGGGTACGGCGTGCGCCGAAGATGGCCTGG